TTCTACTGTAAACTTACCAGACTCTTCCAAAGAAGTTGCTAGTGGTTCATACTCATCCTTTAGATGGTCTGCTGCTTTATAATTCTTATCACCAGACTTATACTTTTGATAAGCAGGTGTATTTCCTCTCTTATCCGCATAGGTTACAACATGGCGCTTATCTTTATTAGGAGCACCTGCAGCATCGTCATCCTTTTCACGCTTGGCCAATTCCTGACCTGCGGTTTGACCATATACTGCTTCCTGATATACTCTATTTAAATCCTTAATTGATTTTTCGGCGGATTCCATCTTAATACAAACAGTTCTTCTAGGGATATTTATCTATTAAAGTTCTTTAAGTATTCTCTTTCGGTTTTATAGATGATTGATGGATCATTATAAATCTCTATACCATATTGTACATCAGGTATTAACCATTGATCCACTCTGTAACAATTCTTCCAATTCACTGGTTGTACACAATTCATTACAACCACTGTCCAGAAAGCAGACAAATAATTTACGACTGTATGCATGTCCCAATAACCCAAGACTTTAAACCATGACCCCAAATCTTAACTTCCGTATCAACTACACTATCTGGAGGAACTATTAGACAAAATCCAATGCCAAGATTAAAGACTCTTCTCATCTCTTTCTCTTCAATATCTCCTGCCTTCTCTATCTTATTGAATAACTCTGGTCTTTCCCATGACCAATAATCAATATCTACACTAAGTCCTTTGGGTAGACACCTTGGAAGATTCTCTGGTATACCGCCACCAGTAATATGAGCCATACCATGGATAGGTCTTTTCTTTCTAAGAAGATACATGATTAATGGAGAATAGATTGTAGTTGGTGTAATCAACTCTGGCATATCTTTAAGATAAATCTTCTGCCTCCATATCATATCATTAATCAAACTAAATCCATTACTATGAACACCACTACTTTCTATACCAATAATCTTATCACCAGGTTTAATAAGAGATCCATCAATTATCTTATCTTCTTCTACAATACCCGTACAAAATCCTGCTAGATCTAAATCCCATATACCTGCAGCATTTGTAGGTTTAGGATGCTCAGCAGTCTCTCCACCTAGGAGATCCATCTTAGATATTTCACACCCCTTAATGATACCATCTATAATATCCGACAAAATAATCTGGTCTAACTTACCTGTAGAAATATAGTCCAGAAAATATAATGGTTTAGCACCACATGTAATTACATCATTAACACACATGGCAACAAGATCTATACCAATAGTTGTATAGTCATTAAGAATTCTTGCTATATTAATTTTAGTACCAACTCCATCAGCACCGGAAACCAATACAGGATTTTTATATCTTGATGGAACTTTCATCATTCCATTAAAACCACCAATAGTAGGCGCTTTCTCTTTAATCTTTTCTACAAAATTATTTCCAGCTTCAATATCAACACCAGAAGATTTATAATCCATCTAATTCCACCTCATTTTATGCTTATCATCTCTGTAACATTTCGTTGCACCATACTTAACTTTAATACCCGACTTCCTTCTCTCTTCACCTGCTTCTCTTCTCAATTCGGAAGATGTTTTTCTTGATTGAGCCTTTTCAAAGTCAGGATACTGGCATGTCTCACGCCATATTTTTGCTTGTTCTACTTTCCAGTTGATGTAATATATGCTAGGAATACACTTAGGATTCCAACCATGAAACCCATGGTCACCACTAGGAACATCAAAAGCACTATCAGATATATCAGGTGAATAATTACCTCTACATCTAACAAAGAACCGCTCCTCTTCTGTAAGTGCTGATTTATAACCCAAATGATGACTCAATACATTCTCTGTAAAGTGATCGCTAGGAACATCCCAGGTTTCATCCACCATCAATCTGGCATCCTGTCATTGCTCCACCAATTATACCAGTGGGAATAGACCAAATCCAATTCTCTTCTGTTGCTAATACGCCACCAAGAGCACCACCTGCTAAACCACCTAAGATAGTTCCCTCAATACAAGAATTCTCATCAACAGGCCCAACGCTTTCCACAGGTGGTGGTGGCATAAACTCTGGTCTATTTCTTCGGTTACAAGGAACCTCAATCTTATCTTTATAAGATTTTACATAACCAGGATTATTTCTTGTTCCTGGTACATATTCTTCACGATACTCATACTTAAAACATATCTCTTCTGACATCCCACCAGGACGATAATCAGTTTGTTCTGCTAATGCCGCTGTTGGTGTTAGTACTAGTAATGTTATAAGTGCAATTTTCATAAATCTCCTTCCTTACGATTTTCAGATTTGTAGACATCAAATGCACCTTCAGGATAACGAGCACTTAACTTCTCTACATTCATATCTAGGATCTCATTAAAGTCCGTATCCAATGCCATACAAGCCTGTGCCAAATACCAACAAATATCACCCAACTCACGCTTCATATGGAAAACATTTTCTTCATTATATGGTTTTCCTTGAAGGAAAATCTTTTTAACAACTTCAGTAAATTCACCAGCCTCCGCAGTCAAACCAAAGGCTGCAGTCATCAATTGAGATACATTACAATCATTCTCCAACTCAAGACTATTCAATCGTGTTAAAAGTGCCGCATAGTCAGTACTCTCTGGACTTGTGGTTTGATACACAAATTCAACATACTTATCAGAATCAATTTGCTTGCTCATAATTGGTTTACCTTTTCATATAGTTCAACTACTTCTTTAACAGGATCAGGAATATGAGAAAGTATATCTTTCAATACTACTACCTGTTCAGAAGTAAGAGTAAGACCTCTATTTGTTGTTGCTGGTTCAAAGTTGGGCCTATAATTAGTTCCAACTGCCGGATACGGATCTGCCATGATTAAAATTTAAATCCATCAAAGGATTTTTTGGGTTTTTTCTCATCATTATTATACTCTTCCTCCTTTCCATTGTCAAGAATATCTTCTTGTGCACTTTGCTCACAATCATATAATCTCATCTTCGCACGATCAATACCCACAACAAATCTCTTGGAAATTGTTGGGTCATTATAACGATTCTTTAACTGCTTAACCATTATTTGATTTAACCCTTCAAGTTCCTCTCCACTAATAAGAGCAAACATTAAATCAGCAGTAGCAGGAAGGCCAAAGGATTCAGATGTGTCAGTGAGATCAACATCACTACTAGCAAAACCAGAGCGAGTAGTTTGAGTAGCAGAGACAATCGGTAAGTTTGCCTCAACCGCAAGACCACGAAGTTCTTCTGCAATCGACTTAATATACGAGTAAGAATTGACTGTTGAATTGCCACGATATCTACTAGATGCACATATGTTTAAGTAATCTATGAATATTATATCTGGTTTGAATGATTTCTTTAATGCTAACTCTTGTAGCAAAGATTTAAAATGCTCACTATGTGCTGCTGCAGTTGGATACTCCTTAATAATTAATGTACCTTGTGTCTTCTTAGCAATATTAGTTACCTTGCTTTCAAACATAGGTTTAGGAAGATCTGTTATGTCTTGAATGTTGACATTAAGTAGATTAGCATCGATCCTCTCCGCAATCTTCTCTTCTGCCATTTCGAGAGTGATGTAGAGAACGTTCTTTCCCTGGAGGAGGACACCGCTAGCCACATGACACATGAATAAAGATTTTCCAACTCCTGTGCCAGCCAAAGCAATGTTGAGAGTTTTATTCGGTAAACCTCCTTTCGTAATTTTGTTGAAGTATTCGAGATCAAATGGAATCTTGTCTTCCTTCCTGTGGTATGACTCATAACGCTCCTCATAATCATTTAAGTAATCATGTCCAATATGCGTATCAAAAGATACTGCCAAAGCATCTGATAGAATACTAGGAATTGCATCTCTTCCTTTAGACTCATCCTTTCCATCTGCAATGTAAATAGAGTCCATCAGTGCTAAGTATATAGCACGGTCTCTACACCAGGTCTCTGTAGTATCAACTAACCAATTAAATTCAGAAAGTTCATCATCTAAAGAAAAGATTAAGTCAGTAATATTTTTAAAACTCTCTTCATTAATATCAGACCTCTTCTCTATTTCAATAGACAGAATTTCCTTGGTTGCTACTTTATTATATTCCTGAACAAAAGTAGATATCTCCTCAAAAACAACCTTCTGAGAAGCATCTTCAAAATATTCAGACTTAATAAATGGAATTACTTTACGGAGATATTCTTCATTATTAATTAAACTCTTAAGAATTACAATTTCAATTTTGTTCATCTATATTATGATGTGGATTATCAGGAGAATGTGCAATATCAAAAACAAAAGTAACTCTTGTTTCATCATCAAGATTAACTGCTCCGTGGGGCAGTTTATTATTAAACCAGAAGAGAGTTCCTGGTTGGACTATTAAAGTTTCATTACCAACAAAATACTGATACCTACCAGCTATTGAAATATGATATCGGTCTTTTGTCAAGTAATAAGTACCTTCATCAATATGAGCACCGACATATCCATCAATAGGAAGAGAAAGAAAACCACATCGATAGATCTCCTTTCCAGGAAACTCTTTGTTTATAATCTTTACAATCTCTGTGTGCCTTTCATATGCTTCAGTTGGTTTGCATAGTTCAGAATCTCCTACAAAGTCTTCCTTCTTCTTTACAGCACCTACTACAAGTTGAAGGTTGCCAACATCCATATCTTCATAACCACGATCAAGAAGACTTTCAGCACCTTTCCTCTGAATAAACCAATCATCAGGGTACTGATCTAATTGGTCTATTACCTTATTGACATCTATACCAGACTTAATAACTTTAATATTATCCGCCATAACTGAACTCTTTCTGCGCAATCTCATCAAGAGCTTGCATCACTTCTGGAGTGAAATAAGTGTCGGGTTCAGCGAGTATCTGCTTGGCATATATCTTTTTGCCGTTGATTTCGTATCTTCCGGCAACGTTTTTCCAAAGTCCCCCAATCTCACCCAGTTCCAGTAAACCATAATAACGGTCAAGACCACGATCATCATAATAGAGACGTATCTCAACTTGTTTGTTCTCCTTACTTAAACGAGATTTGTGAGTCTTAGCTTTGATAATATTTCCGATGACTTCTTTTCCATCCTTTTCTTTCTTCTTGCTGAGATAAATGATTGTACTTGCTGCGTACTTGAGTCCCGAACCTCCTCCCATCTCTTTAGTTGGTACATAAGCTCCGATGACATCATATGTGTGATTTGTGACAATGAGCGGGACATTCGCTTGACCAAGTTTGAGGGTTAACATTCTGAACGCACCTTTGACCAATTGTGATTTGGTCATATCACGGACTTGTTTATCGTCCAGTGCATCTCTAATTTCTTTTTCGGTGGAAAGCA